CAACAGGATGTTGGGTCCGGGGCCGCGTCCGGGTTTGGGCGTGGGGGGACGTAATCCTACGCAGGCGGAGTGGAACGCCATGAAACCGTCTAACGCTCGGATGGCAGGAAATGCGATGCGTTCCAAGGGTATCCAGCCGAGATACACGTCTAGCAGTGATGCTATAGATGCCCTGACCCCGTATCTGGCCTACCGGGGAATAAAAGGACTTGGGAAGTGATTGACGGCAAGTGGTTCCCGTATGCCGAAGAACGCGAAGAACACCGTTTGGAGTCACTAGGTGAACGCCCTGAACTTGATCCGTTTCTCAACGAAGAACCTCTGGAGTGCAGCACAGACCATCAAGAAACGTGCGAAGCGTGCCAATGAAAGACTGGCTGATGTGCAGCACGATTGTGATCCTATTCATGTCTACAGCATTTCTGGTCTGGGGATTGGGCCGGACGTTACAGTCGTTGTTCGACTAGATGAGCGCACTCGCTGAACTACGCCGTGAGGCGGAGTGGCGCCGCTGCATAGCGGACGAGAAGTTCTTCCTAGAGAACTACTGGCATATCGCCCATCCGGCTCACGGCCGCATCTTGTTCAACTTGCGCGGTGCGCAGTCGAACGCTTTGAACCATTGGGACGAGCATCGGTACAGTTTGACTCTCAAGGCCCGCCAGATCGGGTGGACTACGTTGGTGGCTGCACATCAGTTCTGGTTGGCGTTTTTTCATCCGGATCAGAACATCATTGATTTGTCGCGCACAGAGCGCGAGTCGGTGCTACTGTTACGCAAGTCGAAGTATGGGTTTCAGCATCTTCCCGAGTGGATGTTGGAGCGTGGCCCTGAGTCGCTCGTGGAGCATCAACAGAAAATGGGGTTTAGTAATGGTAGCATGGTTACGTCGATGCCTTCGGCATCCGATCCTGCTAGAGGCGAGTCAGCATCGCTGGTTGTGGTTGACGAATGGGCGTTCCTTCCCAACCCGGAGGAAGCATGGGCCTCAATAGAGCCGGTTGCTGATGTCGGAGGTCGAATTATTGGCCTTAGCACGGCGAATGGAAGCGGAAACTTCTTTCACGAACTATGGGTGGGGTCACAGACGGGGACGAACCGGTTTGCTCCGATGTTTTTTCCGTGGTCTGCGACGGAGGATCGTGATGAGGCTTGGTATTTGTCGAAACAGGAGTCGATGCTGTCTTGGCAGTTGGCTCAGGAGTATCCGACGACGCCCGAGGAAGCGTTCATAAAGTCCGGTAACCCGGTGTTTGATCTGGACGTGTTGGAGGACATGAAACGGTACGAGGAAGAGGGGCAGACGGGCTATTTGTGGGAGCCGTATGCCAAGTCTGTGGAGTTTAGGGCCGATGCTAACAGTTTGGCGTGAGCCTGTTGCCCGGCAGGCGTACTGTGTGGGGGTGGATACGGCTGAGGGGTTGGTTCACGGCGATTATTCGTGTATTCAGGTTTTGGATGTGCGTGACGGGGAGCAGGTCGCTGTCTGGCATGGGCATATTCCGCCGGATACGTTGGCTACGGAGGTGTACCGTCTGGCTCTGTGGTACAACGACGCGTTGACGTGTGTGGAGTCGAACAATCACGGGTTGACGACGATTGTTCAGTTGCGACATTTGGGGCATCCGAACTTGTTTAGGAAACGGACGTTGAATACGTCCGTGACTAGGGTTTCTCAGGAGTTTGGTTGGAAGACGACGAGAACGTCGAAGCCGTTGTTGATTGACGATTTGGGTATGGCGCTTCGTTCTGGCGAGTTGAAGATTCATGACCGGTACACGGTGGCGGAGTTGCGAACTTATGTTCGCAATGAGCGGGGAACCATGGGGGGATCGCCGCATGATGACCGTGTGATGGCTTTGGCTTTGGCGAATCAGATGCGCCAGTACGCGTTTATGCCCGAGTTTGCACCGAAAGTGGACGATTACTGGACGGTTGATTGGTTTGCCCGCATGGTGAAACCGGAGGAAAAGCCGGATTACACCATCGGTTCCCACTCCATGCGTGGGACACTTTGATGTTACATTTTAGGCGACTTTGAGAGAAGGTTTCATGTCAGCAGCAGGTAAGTTCGTTTCGCATACTTCGGCTTCACGGACGGTCGATGGCGCTTCGGGCCAGAACAACAAGATGGAGCGCGGCGGTTCTGTCGTGGCTAACCCGATTTGGGAACCAGCCGCACCGAACTCGCCGAAGGAACGTCTTAGTAACCCGAAGTACGCCAATCAGACCGGCGGCTATGGTGAGGTCGGTGTTAGGGATACGCCGATGAACCAGCACGGTACAACCGGCAAGGTTGAACCGGGTAAGCCACAGCCAAACCTGAAGGGCCACAACGCTGCCCCCCATACTAAGCGCCCGTAGCAGTGGCCGTCCTCCCACGGGAGGCGTCCTATGCGGAGTTCCGCGAGTATGTGGTGGGGCTGCGTGGGGCGCTGTCCTGTGCAGAACTGGATGAATTGTGGGAACGCCGTCAAAGGCTGCTTGGCATCGGCTTCGTAACTGGTCGGGGTTACCGATCCCAGTTACCCCCCGACGAGCAACACCTGACGAGAGAAGAGCGCGGTCAAAAGACCGAAAGCGAGGCTCGTTCTCAGGGACGTAACATTGAACGGTTGCCGGACAAGGCGATGTTTTAGTGGCGAAAAAATCTAAAACAGAAAAGTTTGACGTTGCCCAACGCCGGTTGCGTGCTTCTGCACGCTGGCGTGACGAGATGGGTTATGACAGCCTGTGGCGACGCATGAACGATCTGTACCGTGGGAAGCATTGGCCGCGAACAACGGCGTCAACGGAAGACATGATTGCCGTAAATCTTGCTTTCAGCACGGTAAACGTGATCGCCCCGTCGGTGTCCGTCAATCACCCGAAGGTGGTGGTTTCTCCGACGAAGCCGGAAGATCAGGACCGCGCAGCGTTTGTCGAGGCTGTGGTCAACTACCTGTGGCGCCATCACGACTTCAAAAAGCCGTTCAGGCGCGCAGTCAAAGACTTTCTCGTGTTCGGCCACGGCTGGATAAAAACCGGGTGGAAGTTTCTGGAACAGGAACGAATGCTTGGGGATGCCGAACGGGACGAGTTGTTCAACACGGCCGTGACAGAAACGGACCTGTTTGCTGAAGAACGCCCCGACTTGGCTGCGGGGCTTCCGTCCGATGAGCAGATCGAATCGGGTATTCCGCAGACCGCCATGACTGTGGTTGAAGATCAGCCGTTTGTGGAGCGGATCAGCCCGTTCGACATGTATGTGGATCCGGAGGCGACCTGCATTGAGGATGCCAAGTGGATCGCGCAGCGGATCACACGCAGGTTGGAGGACGCTAAGAGCGACAAGCGGTACAAGGCTTCTTCTAGGAAGCGGTTGACTGCTGATTCGACGGTGTTCCCGATGTACGACACTGCTGAGAAGCAGGAGAAGGAAGAGTATCTGCGAGAAGAGGATCGGGTCGTTATCTTCGAGTTTTACGACGTGTCAGAGAACACGATGAGCGTGTTCTCCATGACTGGCGATGATTTCCTTGTCGATCCTATTCCGATGCCGTATGCGTATGGTCAGCCTTTCGTGATGCTGCGGAACTACGATGTTCCCGATTACTTCTATCCGATGGGTGATCTGGAGTCAATCGAATCGTTGCAGTTGGAACTGGACAAGACTCGTTCCCAGATGATGAATGCGCGGAAACGGTACGCGCGAAAGTACCTGTACCACGAGCGTTCGTTCGGCCCTGAGGGCCGCGAGGCTTTGGAATCCGATCAGGACGGCCGTCTGGTGCCGGTGGTGGACGAGAATAAGCCGTTGAGCGAGATTGTGGTGCCGATGCCGCAAACCCCGCTGTCTCCCGAAGTGTACAACATGTCGGAGATCGTGGAGCAGGACATCAACACGGTGTCGGGTGTGTCGGAATATGCGCGCGGGCAGATGCCCGAGATTCGCAGGACAGCAACTGAGGCGAGCATTATTGCGGACGCCGGGAACGCTAGGGCTGCGGACAAGTTGGCGATCATTGAGATCGGTATTTCCCACATTGCGCGCCGAGTGTTGCAGTTGATTCAACAGTTCATGACCGGAGAGCAGATGGCTAGAGTGTCTGCCCGTTCCGGCGAAGATCTTTTCGTTCGGTACACACGCGATGACATTACCGGAGAGTACGACTTCAGCGTGGAGGGTGGGTCTACGCAGCCGATAAATGACACGATCCGCAAGCAGCAGGCCGTGTCTTTGATGAACGCTATTGCGCCTTTGATCGGTGTGGTCATAGACCCTGCCGCTCTGGCGCGATACGTGCTGCAACAGGGCTTCGATGTGAAAGATCCTGACAAGTTCATAATGCAGCAACCACAACAGGCTCCCACGCAGGAAGGGGCACAACCTACTGCACCCCAAGGCGGCATGGGTGTTCCTGAACCGGGCGGTCCCCCCGGCATGGGCGCGTTTGCGCCCACTGGCGGGGTTCCCCCAGAATTAGTGGCACAACTTCAGAACCAGATGGGTCTGGAACTGCCAGCGTTGTAACGGGACAGTTGTCCCGTGTAAATAGGAGCAACCTAAAGGACTCCGAGAGAGGAAAACATGGACGAGGACGTTACGGAATCCGCTTCGGCGGACAATCTGGATTCTTCGGTGGAGGTTCAACAGGAACCTGCGGGCGATTCGTACACCGTAAAGGTGGACGGATCCGAAGAGCAGGTCAGTCTGAACGAACTTCGGGATGGGTACCAGCGACAGTCGGATTACACCCGTAAGACGCAGGAGTTGGCATCCGAACGTAAACGATTAGAGCAGGCAGAGGCTATTGTGGCTTCTCTGGAGTCAGATCCAGAGGGGACACTGCTGGCGTTGGGAGACGCTTTCGGTGTGAGTCCGGCAACTCCGCAACACGTACCACCCCCACGGACGGACACGTCCGACGACTGGGCGAGTGATTCGTGGGAGGAACAGTCAGATCCTACATCGGATCGTATAACCCAACTAGAGGCGCGTCTGGCGGCTCAGGATCGTTTGCATAGACGACAAGAAGTGGAGAAGCAGGTAGAGGACCTGCAGTCGGAGTACGGCACCTTTGATCCTTCGGATCTTTTCCAACATGCGTTGCGACACAAGATCGGCAATTTAGAGGCGGCGTTGACGCACATGCGTTACGGCGACGTTGCTGATCGGGCAGCAAAGTTGGAGAAAGAGCAGGAGCGAACTGAGGCAAAACGTGGCGCCAGCGTGGTGGAACCTGCGGGTTCCAAACAGGCTGGGTCTACGCGCAGTACGGCGCCTGAACAGGTATCTTCTATCCGTGAAGCGTTTGAAAACGCCAAGCGGGAACTTGCTTCGTGACAAGAGAGAGGTAACAGATTATGGCGGCTGGTAACAGCAACTTTGACGAGATTCTGTCTACCACCCTCAAGAACTACGTCCCGAAACTCACTGATAACATCTTTAGCGCACGGCCTTTGTTCTATGCGTTGACGAATGGTCAGACGATTCGGCGTATTTCGGGTGGTTCGAAAATCGTCGTCCCGGTTATTTACGGGACCAACTCAACGGCCGGTTCGTACTCAGGTACGGACACTATTTCCACGACGGCACAGACGGGCATTAGCGCGGCTGAGTACGACTGGAAGCAGTATGCGGCCACTGTGACCATCAATGGTATGGAGGAAGCCAAGAACAACGGCGAAGCCCAGATCATTGATCTGCTGGAAGGCAAGATCTTCCAGACACAGGAAACCATCATTGAAAACATGAACACCATGTTGTTCGGAAACGGCACCGGTAACAGCAGCAAGGATATGCTCGGTTTGAGCGCCTTGGTTGGTTCCACCGGTTCACCCGGCGGCATTGATGCCACCGATGGTGACAACTCGTGGTGGCGTTCAGCGGTAACCAATCAGGGCGGTGCAATCACCATTGCCGCGATGGCTACCCTGTACAACAACTGTTCGGTTGGTAACGACCAGCCGACCATCTGCATCACCGGTCAGAACC